CACGGCACGCTGGACAGCATTATCGGCCGAGGTCAGGCGCTCCCCCTTGCCCTGGTAAGCTCCGGCCTCTTTTGCGGCGTCGCGCTCGGCTTCGGCAGCGGAGCGCGACTTCAGTGCCGCCTTGACCTCTGCGGCGGATTTACCCTGCCAGTTCCCAAGCTCTTTCTCGATTTCCTTGCGGGCGCTGTTGCGCATGTCGTTGAGGGTGGCGAGGTCATCATAGAGCTTGTCGATCTCGGCCGACTTGCCGCTGACCCGGTCTTGCAGCGTGTTGCCGCGGTCCCGGATGCGCGTCTCAAAGATCGCGCCGCCGCGAGCATTCTGGATCTTGGACTCACGTTCGGCGCGCAGCTGCCGGCGGATCTGGGTGAGCTGCTTCTTGAGCGGTGAGATCTCGCGATTGATCGTGTCGCGCTCTTTTTCAAGCGCCATCAGATCCTCGGCACCAAGGCCAAGACGCGCACGCTTTCCTGAACGCGCCGCCTCCCGGATACCCTCTCGCAAAAGGTCGCGTGCGTCGTCGACGGCGCTCACAAAATCGGAAAGAGCGTCGATATCTTCGATGATGCCGCCGCCCTGCTTGAGCTTCTGGGCCGCGGCGATCAGCTTGAACATCCACCCTTCGATGTCTTTGATGTCGGGATACTTCTCCTTTGCAACTCGGATCTCACCGCGCAGCTGATCGAGCCGGTTCAGAGGCCCTTCGATCGTCTCGGAAACCCTGGACGCCAGCGCACGCAACTCGTCGGACTTTGCCGTCATCTCTTCAGAGCGACGGAAAGCGAACTGGTTGAGGGACGTAAGCTCCTGCGCTCGATCCTCGGCAGACGACAGCTGCCGTTCGCGGGTGTCGATGGCTCCCTGCTTCTTGGCGATACGATCGTCGAGATCGTCGGCATGGGCCTGCCAGCGCTCCAGCCTCGCCTGGATCTCTGCCTTCTTGGCCTGCTCTCCCTTCAGCCATGCGGTCGCCGTCTCTACGAAGGCGTCGCGCTTCCGGGTGACCGCCATCTTGTCCCACAAGCGCGGCGCAAAGCTCTGATCACCGGCTGGCGCCCCGACGTCACCGAGCAGTGCCCTTCCTTCCGCGTCGACGGTCTCCTGAGCCGCGGCCTTGACCGGTTCGAGGACTGTCTTGCGAATATGCTGTGCCGCCTGTTGCACCTCCGGGATAGGGCTAGTGTCGCCCGCCGACAGCGCGTCGAAGACCGCTTCGTTGAAGGCCTTCGGCGTCAACACCTCTTCCGGCGTGGTCCCGCGAAGCTGCTGCCAGCGTGCCTGAAGCATCGGCGCCTTCGGGGAGTTGGGGCCAAAGCGATAGGAGACGTAGGCATCACGCAACACGCCGTCGACACTCGCCAGCGCCGGGGCGGTCCACTGGCGAACCGCCCGATCAATCGGCGGCAACCCGTCGCTGGTGGTGGTGATGCCCTTCTCGTTGTCGGTGAACATGCGGGGCGTCTCGGCGAGGTCGGCGAGAGCGCGGCGCGCTTCCACCGACTGGCTGGACCAAATGCGGCCAGTCGGAGACAGGCGATCGCTTACGTCCTGAAGCGGCTTCGGCAGATACGGAACCTGCTCGAGCTTCCGAGCATCGGCGGCGGCAGCGCCCGCCGACTGCGGGAGAGGCGCACCGGTGATGTGCGCTGTCCCCTCCTCGCGGAACCGATCCATGCCGGCCACGAGTTTCTGATGCTCACCACGGCTCAGAAAGCCGAGGCCCGAGCCAAGCAGCCCTGACAAGATGGTGGCAGACGCGACGTTGGCGGCGCTCTCCTGCCAGTCCCGGCCGGGTTGGGTCGCTTGCAGCAACGCCTCGCCCGCCGTGGCCTGAGCGGCCCCGAGCCCCGCAGTCCTGCCGGCGACCTTCGCAATGGTCATGCCCTTCGCAGCGCCCGACAGGACATCAACGAAGGGGATATAGGCCGTGGGATCAAGAGCGCCGACGCCGAGCTGTGCGACGGTGCCGGCCCATCCGGCTTCCGACAGCGTTTGCAGGCGGCTCTCGCGAGCGTCGATGCGGGCCATCAGCGCGCGGGCTGCCGCCTCGTTGGGTGCGCCGATGAACTCGTCGCCGTGCTCCGCTTCGTATTTGGTTCCCTTGATCAACGCGAAGGGATTGAAGTCGGGATCGACCGCCGCAGACGGATCGGTCGCGAGAAGATCGTAGACCTTGCGGCCGAACTCCCAGGCGGCATAGGGCACGCCCTCCTCCCAGGCAGCGCGAACGGTGGCGGAGAGCCCCGGCCCTGCGGCCAACGGGTCAGGGGCAGCAACGCCCGTCATTTGACGCGGCGCGCTGCCGAGATCCTGGAGAACGTCATTTTCTGCGATCAGCGGCATGGTGTCCTCACGGCAGCTTGTAGGGGCTGGCTTCGTCACGCTCTTCGAGGCTGAGCGGCTTGCCCACGCGGGCGAGTGCCCTCTGGTCAGCGTCGCGCCGCTGGCGCTCTGCATTGACGGGTGCCTGAGCCTTGGCGAGGTCGGGCCTGAAGCGAAGCGGAACGCCCGGCGCCTGCTCGAGGAGGTGCCATGTTCCGTCATCTGCCTCGACAACAACGCGATAGGTCGGCGCCTTGTTGGCTGCCGCGCCGGCCTCCGTGGTCTGGTCCGCGACAAGGCCGTAGTTCCGGGGCGGCATGCGGGCGGCGAAATCCTTGCCCGACGTCAGCGAGTAAAGCTCGGCGGCAACGGGCGCGATGGACTTAGCCACCTCGCTGGTCCCCGGCTTGATGCCGAAGTGCTCGGCAACGTCGGCGTCGAGCTGAGTGCGAATCCAGTCGTGGGAGCCGTCGACCTCAGGGAAGTACTTCTCGGGCGGATTGGCCATGATCCGCCCGCCGTTCGCGACCGACGGCGCCCACTTCTGCGCAATCTGCTTGGCGGCGAAGTCGGCCGCGGCACTCTCGTTGCCGCCGTTGCGGACATAGGCGTCCGCAAAGCGAGCTGAGAAGTCAGCATAGAGCTGCCCCTCGCTGCCGAGCGGGCCATCCGAGACCGGAGCGACAGATCTGACATATCCGGCCGGGTTGAACCACGAGCGATTGTCCATGAGGCTGACGACGTCGGACGGCTTCGCAAAGCTCTTCGCGAGGGCCTTGGTTGCCTGCTCGGAAAGGGCCTTTCGCGCCTCCGCGGCGGCCGGATCGTTTGCCGCCATGCGCTCCTTCTGGAACTGCTCGGGCGGCACGAAGGACAGCTTGTTCTTCCACTCATCAAGGCCGGCCGCCGCCTTCTCACCGAACAGCTCGTTGAAGTCGAGCGGCATCTTCCGGTCGATCTGGTCCATGAAGGAGAACGCCGCCGACGCCTTGCCCCAATCCGGGCTGTTCGCCATCGCGACCACGGCGCCGGACACTTCCTTTGATCCGAGCGTCGCCTTGATGCTGTCGCGGTCCATCGCGGCGATGCTGTTGAGCGTGCCGGCGACAACGTCGGCTGTCTGCGTCCGCATGACATCGCCAAACCGCGTTTCCTCAGCCGGCGTGAGCAGCGACGGTTGCGAGCCTGCATGCGCAGCGAGCTTCTGGTTATCCTTGAAGCGGGCGAGAAGAGCCGCCGGCATCATGTCGGGCTGATCCATCGGAAGCGGCGCGCGAAGGCTCGGCAGATCCATGCCGAGGCGCTGGCCGGCCGCATGCGGATCGCTCTTGAACTGCGAAACGATGCTCTTCGCCGTGTCCTCCATGTTGGGGATCAGCGCTTTCAGTTCCGCATTCGAGCCCTGCCGGATCTCGTCGACCGTGCTGCCGACGAACGCCTGAAACTGATCGGCCGGAAGCTCCTGCGCGGCCTCGGTGATCTTCGAGCGGACGGCAAGCTCGGTGTACTTGCGCGCATCGTCCGGCGAGCCGGCCAGATGGATGAGGTTCCCGAGCGTCCGGAACTGATCGGCGTCGGGCACCTCGAAGGCATCGAGCGCCTGGAGCATCTTCGGGATCTGCGCGCCGATCATGTCGCGCGCGACCTTACGGAACGACAGGAAGTCGAAGCCGTCGCCGGTGGCCGGCTGCTCGCCACCGGTCGCCGCCATGGCACCATCGACGACATAGGATCCGGTCGAAGCTCCACCTCCGCCCGAGCTTCGGGCGCCCATGCGGGCATAGTCGGCAAGGCTCGTTCCGTTGGCGTCGGCCGGATTGTCCGCCCCGCCGCTCGTCAGGAAGCGGATCGCGCCCTGTGTCCCGCCGAGGTGCATCATGTTCCTGATGCCGTCGCGCGTGATCTCGACGCCGCCGACGGTCTGCCCGATGAAGCGGCCGAGGCCGTTCTTGTCTATGTCGGCATCCATCAGGGCGACATGCAGGCGATATGCCTCCTGCTGCGCTGCCGGATTGGCGCGGAAGTCGTCGAGCGTCTTCACCACTGGGAAGCCGGGGATCGAGAAGGTTCCGCCCCACTTGCCCGGCGCGTCCTTTCCGGTGGTGGACCACGTCTTCAGGTTCTCACCAACACCGGGCGTGTAGATGCCGAGATCGGCGAGCCGCGGCGCTCCAAACTGGTAGAGACCGGCATAGCCGAAGTCGTTCACGACACCGGGCTGGCCGCCGCTCTCCGTCTGCATCAGACTGTCGCCGCCGAGTATCCGCGAACCACGAGCGGCAAGCTGCTCCGGCGTGAGCGACTGAAGCTGGCGGGTGGTGTCGGCCTGATGCTTGGCCGCCATGATCGACTGGATCTGGCGATAGCCGCCGGCCGCCGAAAGATCGCTGATCAGCCCGTCGAGGGACGACTGCGGCACATCGATGCCGGCATTGAGCGACTGCACCATGCGATCGACCTCGGGGGAAAGCGTCGTGACGACGGCGCGCTTCTCCTGCTCCTGCCCGCGCACATAGGCGTAGCCCATCGCGCGATAGCTCTTGCGGTCGCTCGGGCTGAGATCCTTGAACTGAGCATCGGTCTCGAAGCTGTCGGCGAGCGCGAGCGCTGCTTTGGCGCTGCCACCGGCCGCCGGGTCATATGCGCGCTCGACAGCGCCGATGGTCGCTTCTGCCGCAAGCGTGCTGGTGAGGCGCGTCATGCCCTGCTTGGCAAGCTCCCGCGTCACCCCGCTACGAGGATCGGCGGCGAGCACATCATAGGACTGCTGGATCTCGGCGAGCGTCTTCTGAAACTCCGGCCCGTTGTAGGCGGAGCGCGCCAGCTGTGACGCGTCATTGGTCAGGAGATCGATGTGGCCCAGCAGTGTCTTGGTGTTGGCGTCGCTGTCGAGGCTTGCCCTCTGCTCGATCGCCCGGCGCATGTAGGGCGCGCCAATCTCTTCGGCCTGCTGCTGAAGCCGGAGCTGGTCGCCGGCCGTGCCGTTCTGCGCCGCGCCGATGGACACCTCGCGCCACTGCTGCTGGAACCACTGCGGATCGCCGCCACCGCCGCCCTTCTCCTTGGGCTCCCACAGCTTGGTGTAGAGGTTCTGCGCCTGGAGACCGAGTGAGGTCTGAGCCCGCGCACCCTGAGCGGCAAGCGCCGTGTTGCGATAGGCGTCCGCCGCCTGCCCGACGAGGCCAGATCCCGGCAGCTCCTGGACGACGATGTTACCGTTCCCGTCGCGCTGGACCGACTTGTAGCCGTCCTCCTCGCCCTTCTTCTTGGCATAGTCGAGGGCGATCCCGTCGACCGTCTCGCGAAGGCTGTCGAATGCACCGCCCCATGCGGCGCCGAGGCGCGCGTAGTCGCCGGCAGACACCATCGAATTGGGCGCCTCGATGAGCGCCGGCCCACGCTGGACCGAAGGAAGAATGTCAGCCACTAGAACACCCCCTTGAATGCGCCGTTCTGGCCCATCTGGTAGAGCCCGCCGGCAAAGCCGCTGGCAGCCTTCAGCATGCCGAGGCCGGCGTATTGCTTCGCGGCCGACTGGTAGAACTTGGCGTCGTCCGCGTACTGGCTCGCCTGGGCGCGGATACCGGCCACCTTGGCGATGCGCTCATTGTCCGAGACGCGCCGGTTCTCGTCGGAGATGGCCGCAGACGTCGGGCTGTCGGACAGCCCCACGCTGGCGCGGATCGCCGCGATGTTGGCGAGCGTGGCGGTGAGATCGTCGCGATAATAGGCGTCGGTCGCGTCCGCATTCGCGCGGGCGGCCTGCCCCGCCACCGTCGCCTGTTGCGCGGAATGCTTGGCTCCGGCGGCGTTGGCGTTGCCTTCCGAGATCGCCGAGGCCGCCGTGAGGCCAAGCGACGCTATGCCGAGTGCAATGCCCATCAGATGGTGACCTCCAGATCGATCTCGACAATGTCGAGGCTGCCGGGACGGTCCTTCACCAACGGCCCCGGCCGCGGATCCGTGCTGCGGCCCATCTCGCGGAACCTGAACGTGTCCTCGCACTCGACAGGTGCGTCGCCCCCCTCCTCCCCCCATGCAACGGGCGGGATGGTCCGGCGTCCCCACGTGAAGCCTGTCGAGCGAAGGACACACACCATGACCTGACGAACCCGGCGGCGACGCTGGGTCTGCTTGTAGTCGGTGCCCTCGGGAACATGCGGAACGAAAGGCTCAAACGTCGAGCGCCACGCCCGGCCGGCGACGACGTCTGCACCGGAGAAGTCATCGTTGGGCAGGGTCACCAGATTGCCGGTTGCATCGATCTCCCGATTGCCGAAGTCGCGCCCGTTCTCCTGAAGGTCGGCGGTCTCGCCAGCCCAGAACCAGAGCGGCCCCTGCCCCGCCGACGGAGCGAGATCCGGCACGATCGCGTTGAGGCTGACGACGCCGTCCATGTCGACAGCGTCCGACAGGCTCTCGACGATCGTCGCCCCGGAATAGAGGACGTTGTGAAGCACTTCGGTGCCGAGCGCCGACACCCACTTGACCGCTCCGGCGCCCGACCATGGCGACCAGCCGACCCATTGCTTGTTGCTCGCCATGCGCGCCACGGCCACGGTCCCGTCGGCATTGACGACGTGCAGATAGCGCTCGGAGAACTCGGCATCGCCTCGCGAGAAGGCCATGCAGACCGGCGTCTTCAGGAGATGGTCTGCGAGCTCGTTGATGTCGGTCGCCTCATAGGGCTTGGTGGTCGCGCCCAGAAGCGTGATGGCGATGGCCCGGCGAAGGCCGACATTGAGGAAGACGATACCCTCGGTGGTGATGGCCGGGCGGACAGGGCCGCAGCCATCCGAAGATATCTGGATGAACTGCACGTTGCCGGGCTTCAGCGGAACGCTGGCACTGATCGGCACGTAGAAGACGCCGTCGTCGGTGAAGACGAACTGATCCGGCCCGCCAAGCATGTAGAGGACGTGCTTGCGGCCCGGCACCAGTTCGAAGATCGCGTTGTTGGCGTCGGCACCGACGAGGAAGTCGGTGTAGGTGTCGAGCGAGGACCAGATGACACCCTCGGGGACCGCCGGCAGATCGAAGAAGGTGAGGCGCGTCCGGTCATAAAGGCAGGCTTGCGGCCAGCCACGGCGGGGCGAGATCGCCTGTTCATCCCAATCCGCCGTCGGCTGGGGCGCGGCCGCGGCCACTGCGGAGCTGTCCGAGCGGCTGATGGGGCCGATGATCTTCTCAGCCGACTGGAAGCCGGTGAAGACCGACTTGATCTGCACGGTGATCGTGTTGCCGGCGACAGCCGTGACCTCGCCCGTCGCGTTGCTGGCGTAACCGCTCACCACCTGCCCGACCGCGAAGCCGTCAGTGCTGCCAAGCGTGATCACCTGGGCGGGCGGCAGCTGCTGAAGCACCGTACCGGTCCCGATCGTCGGGCTCGCAACAGCGGTGACGAGGATCTGGAACCCCTTGTAGCGGACGACCGCGCCGACGTGCGCGGAATCGAGGAACGGCGCCGAGAAGGTGAGCGAAATCGAGCCGCCTCGGCCGCCCGGCGTCAGCTTGATCCCATAGGTCTCAGGGAAGCGGTAGAAGGGCGCGCGGATCTCGCCCTGGGCACCGGTGGTGAAGGTCCAGTTGGTGAAGGACCACGAGCCGTCAGAGGCACGGCGAACGACGCGCGTCATCATGCCGGGGAAGCAGATGACAATATCGCTCGACACCACGGCGAAGGACACCTTGCCAACCGTTGCTTCGGTCCACGGATAACCGGCGTCGGTGGCGACGACGACGCCGGCAGCATCGCGGATTGAGATCGATCCGTTGCCGAAGGACAGGCGAAAGCGCCGGTCGCCCGGCAGCATGATCGTCTCCGTCCGTCCCTCCTGACGAAACAGCGCAACGCGGCCGGGCCGGTCGGTCAGGCTGCCGGAACTCTTCACGCGCCAGTTCGCCAGCTGACGACCGCCGCTGCGGACCTGCGGCACGTCATCGCGCCGCTTGACATCTTCGCGAAGCTCGCCGCCGGAGAAGTCGGACTGACGAACAATGTGTGCTGCCTGGGCCATAGGTCAGCCTCGCCGGATGCGCCGGGCGGCGCGGAGCTTTGAGTTGACCATCGCCTTCGGCGGCTTCTCCTGACCGGTGCGGGTTGCCGCCTCCGACAGCATTGCCTCGGCCTTGGCGTCGGACCGTTCGGCCTCACCGGTGTCCTCGTTGAGGGCGCGATAGGCATGCGCCATCAACTTCAGCCGCAGCGTCTCGAGGAAGCTGGGCGGCCACTGGTCGGCCGAGGGAATGCGGATGAAGCGCGCCACCGGCAGCGTTCCGCGCGCGGTGCAATGCACCTTGTTGTCGATGATGTCGTAGACGGCCGGCGCATCGCCGATGGTCACAGCGCGAAGGTGAAGGCAGCCGATCGGCTTGGCAAAGGCGTCGGCGAAGCGAGGATCCTCGCTGTCTCCGATCCGGGTGAGCGGTGCCAGCGTCGACGCAAAGCCCCAATCCCGCCGCTCGATCAGCAGCGGCAGTTCGGTCTCGTAGGCGTCGTCCATGACGAGCCATTCGGGGCTGTCGTCACCCTCGAAGTCGACAGGGTTGTTGCCGGTGCGCTTTAGAGCCGAGTTGAGAAGGGAGAGCTTGTCGAACATGCCGTCGACAAGACAATATCAACGGGAAGTGCGCACTGCCCCCAGCGCCTAGAGCTCGTCGCGACTATTAACCAGTGTTTCGACCGCCGCACGCACCTCATCGATGCTCATACGGTTGTGTCTTCCGTCGTATGTTTCAGGGAGAGAATTCCATATGCTAGCTTTCGCAACAATCAGAAACTGACCTTTAAAAAAACGGGTCTTAATTATGTATTCGTCAGGAAGCTCTCTCTCGTACCCATCTGCGTCATAGTATACGCCGTGCTCATTTCCAACTCGGGAGACGTAGCCCTCCCCGGGGATCTCAGCCAGATCCTCTTGGTCTCTCTGGAGTGTCTTTTTGTCGTAAACCCCAGATGGCTCAATCTCTGCAAGCTGAAGCAGAAGAAAAGACTCAGCCGGATCGGCATCAATTCGCACCAGATGCAACCGATCTGGCTTTACAACGAAAACTGATCTCTCGCTTACGCCGAATTCTACACACCCAGGCTCTATACTGAGACCGAGTGTACATAGGTCAACTCCTCCCCCTTGGGGTAGGAGCGCATGATTTGCGTCAGCCCCTATAAAGGAGCTCAACGTGTCCATTATCTCAGACAGATCCGTCCACGTAACTGCGCTCTCGCCTGACGGTACAAACTCATTGATTGCCCGTGCCCAAGAGGCCCGCGACTCAACGTTGAAATCGGATCTTGCCATTGTAACCGCCCGGCTTTCCCCCGCCGATATGGCAGGATCAACGTCGCGAATATGCACCTAAAACTGGTTTCGTGCCACCATTGCGGTTTTTTGGGGGCGTGTAAAATAGCAACAACTTTGACGGAAGCTCATGGCTTTAGACATTGATGACTTCTTCCACGCGGCTAGTAACTGGAAAGCAAAGGCCAGCGATCACTCGCAGGCCTTCTCTTCGTTTCACTCGCCTTCGGTCTCGGGCTGTGCCTCGCCCTCACCCTCGTCGGCTTCCTCCGGGGGCTTCTCCTCTGCTTTGCGCGTCCGGCCACGCTTCGGCGCGCTGATACCGGCACTCTCAGCCTCTTCGTCAGGCCACGGCCTGTCCGACCACTCGCCGGGGAAGCGGGCGATGGCGTTGCGGGCATCCACTTCGAACATTCGGACCTCGCCCTGGTCCTTGTGATAGGCGTTCATGTACATGGCTTGCTTCCTTGTCAGGCGAGATCGGGCGAGATCCAGGCGCTCAGCGTGAGCGACGGCGTCGTGCCGGCGAGCTGGGCGTAGAGCTGGAGATAACGGAGCTGATAGGCGCCGATCAGGTTGGTGAAGGGGATCATGAACTTGGTGGCCGAGCGGCCGGTGGTCGGCACCGCATAGGACGGCGGACAGATCGTGCCGAGCAGCCGGCCAGCCGAGGCCGCAGCGAAGTCGCGCACCGCCAGCATCTCGACGTTGCCGTTGCCCCAGGCAGGATCATTCGAGCCCAGCAGGAAGAGCTTGTAGGTTTCGTCGCCGCTCGAGAGATCCATCGCGGAAACGTCGAGGTTGAGATAGCCATCAAAGCGGCCCGGCATGAGGTCGAGCTGCGTGTTGAGGGCGTTGACGTAGCCCGAGGCAGTGAGCGTCTGCGGGTTGGCGAAAGCCATGGCCGCGTCGAAGGGCACGGCGCGCTCGGGCAGGATCGCCGGCAGGCTGAGATTGGTCAGAGGCATGGACTGCTCCTGTTAGGCGACGATGTTCGACGCGGTGACGGAGGTGAGGCGGGCGACCGAGCGCGGATGTTCGCGGGCGATACCCCAGTCCCACATGATGTGGTCGGAAAGGAACGGCGAGCCGGTCACGGCGCCCTCATCCTCGACGGCGAGCGGGGTCTGCTCGATGGCATAGAGGCCGCCGTCACGGAGGCTGACGCAGTAGATGGACGCCGTCTGCGCGAGGCCACCGCCGACACCGACTTCGGTGAAGGGCAGCAGGTCGGGCGTGTCATCCGGCTCGTAGCCGTAAAGGATCGGCAGGCCCTTGTAGCGCATGATCCGGCGGCCGAAGCTGTCGACGTTGTTGTCGTAGACGATCGACTGACCGGTGAGCGTCGAGTTGCGAGCGGCAATGTCGAGGTAGGGCATCAGGCCGCGCGGCATGATCCAGTGCGTCGGCTTGTTCACCAGCCAGTAGAGCTGGTCGAGGCTGGCGAGCGACAGCGCGGCGCCGCCGGACGCAACCGAGTTGTGCATCAGGTTGTAGTTGGCGTTCTGGCAACGGACCTGAAGGCCGTTCGGCTGCTTGGCACCGCTGGCCGAGTTGTCGCCCTTGATCATGATCTGGCTGAAGTACTGGCCAAGCGCGATCGTCTTGAGTTCCCGCTGCTTGTTGCGGTGATCCCGGCCGAGGCGGGCGACCAGCGCGCGGTCGACCTTGATGTACTCATCGATCGGGAAGGTGTCTTCCTCACGCAGGTTGAACGAGCCGGTCGCCTCGTTGCCCGGAGCGTTGAAGTTGCGGAAGCCGACCGTCGGGACGCCGCTGATGTCGGTGAAGGCGCGCTTGCCCTGGATGGCGGGCAGAATCGGCGTCGCTGCCATGAGGTCGGAGGCGCGAACCATGTTCTCGACGAACACGCGCGTCGCGCTGTCCTCGGGCATGGTCTGCGCGTATTCCGCCATGGTGATCGGCGCGGTGATGGTGGGGGTGATGGTGACCATTGGTTCCTGTCTCCGTTACGAGCGGGCCTTGCGGGCCTCAATCGCCGCCATGCGCTGGCGGAAGGTCATGTTCTCGTAGCCTTCGATCTTGTGCGGATCGTCTTCGGCGCGGCCGCTCTGGTTGAACGACGTGCCGCTCTGGCGAAGCAGAGTTTCGAGGGCTTCGACGGCGGCAGCGGTCGCCATCAGCGGCAGCAAGGCGCGGCCCTTCTCGCCGAGCCGGCCGACCAGCGAGTTGGCGACCGCGTCGATGCGCTTGCCGGCATCGGCGCCTAGCTTCTGGCGCTCCTCGTGCAGGCGACGATCGAACTCGGAACGCTCGGCCAGCTGACGCTTCACCTCGAAGCCGACCAGCGACTGGAACTCGGCCTTGGTGAACTTCCGATCGAGGGCAAGTTCGCGCGCGGCCTTCAGGACCGGATCGTTCAGGTCGATCTCCGTCCCTTCGGGCAGACCAAGCGCGGACACGTCGACCTCGTATCCGCCAACGTCGGCTGGCGTGTCGGCGGCGCGTTCATCGGCCAGCGCCTTGAGGTCCGTGAAGGAGGCATTCAGGTCGGCAAAGGCCTTGCCGAACTCGTCAGCCTTGAAGCCCTTCTCCTCATCCCAGAACTCGGCCGGAATGCTGTCAGGGCGTGCCGGCCGGTCGCCCTGATCTACGCCACCAGAGACAGCCGTTTCGCTGCCCTCGGTGGTCTCAGTGTTATCCGAGGCTTCCGCGTCGGACTGCCCCTCGGTGGGCGCGCCGAGTGGGGCGGTCTGTGCGCTCTGCCACTGACTGTTGTTGTTCACCAGCATCGCTGTCGCGTGGTCCTTCCAGCAGATTGAGGATTTCGCGGACCATGCTAAGGCGGCCCACTTCCTCCCGCACTGCCCCGGACTTCTGGCCCGGCGTCGGCCCGCGCATCAGCTTCTCGGCGAGGAAGGCGCGGATCACCGCGCCATCCCGCGTGCCGCTGACCATCGCGAACGCTGCGGCAACTTCATCCCTGCTGTAGATCATCGGCCCCTCGATGGCAGTCATTGCGGCACCGGCGCCCCGATCGATCCGGGCTGCAGCTCGCCGCCACCCGCACCGCCCGCCAGCTTGGTGAGCATTTCCGTCGCTTGGGCGATCTGGTTCTGGTCCCGGAAGACGACCACATCCTTGCCGCCCATCTTGTCGATGACGTTCTTGAGCGTGGCTGCGCCGTCGACGGCGACTTTCGTTTCCTCGGGGAACAGCTCGGCACCGATCTGGATCGAGCGGACGGCGTTGCTTACCTCCTGCTGATCCTGAGCGCGCCGCGTCGGATTGTCGGCGACCACCGAGACGATCTTGCCCTGCTGACCGGGATACTCGATTTCCTTGATCAGGCCGCGCTCGAGAGCGATGAAGCGGAAGCGCGTGAAGAAGGCTCCCGGCCCCTCCTCCCAGAACACGACGCCGGGGGTGCCGATCTTGCGCTGAGCCAGCGCCATCTCATCTAGCCACTGAGTTGCCGTCGGCGGCGTGTCGCCGCGCTGCTGTGGGAAGTCGTTGTAGAACAGCCGGCGCACCCGGCGCTCGCGCCTGTCCTGGTCGAAGTAGACCGCGTCGAGCCGGTTGGGCTCGTACATCTTCCTGACCGCGTCCTGAGTGCCGTTGCGGATCGGATACCAAGCCCCCGGCTCGACACCGTCTTCCACGTTGGCGAAGCTGTCGTCTGGATAAGTCATCGGCGGGCGCAGGCTGAGATCGATGTTGTCGACCTCGGCCGCCGACATCTCGTCGAGGACTCGCAGATCCGGCGCCGCCTTGAGCAGCGGGCCAGTTCCGAACGGATACTCGGAATGCCGGTTGAAGGTGACGACGACGAAGGCGCAGGAGCCGGCGCCCTTCAGGGTCTTCTCGTAAACCAGCTCCCGATTGACGAGCTGGACATACTGCCAGGTCTCGACGGCCTCCGAGTAGTCCCGCCACCAGCCCCAGGTGACCGACGCCTGCCCGTTCGGCTTGTCGGCGATCGTCTTTGAGAGTTTGTCGGAAAGCCGCGCGTCCTTCTCGATCAGCGACCGAACGAAGCGGTTCTTGGTGTAGCGAACGATGAAGCGGTCACCGACCTTGCCGTCGGGACCGATGTTGATCTCCATCTCGCGAAGCGGCACCGCATAGTTGGACACCGCGCCGTGCAGATCCTTGGTGTCGATCAGCATGCCGAAGGTGCCGACGGCGGCGTCCGGGTTCAGCGCCTTGCCGATCTCGGCGTAGAAGTTGCTCTCCCAGATCAGGCCGAACACCTTGCGCCGCTGCGACTGACACTGTCCGGTGACCTCCTTCTTCAGCACCTCGTCGATGTTGACCGCCGGCCGCTGGTCCGCCCACATCACGCCCTCGGGCATGAAGGAGTTGAGCAGCGTCGTCGCGAAGTTCTCCGTCTCCTCGATGGCGATCGAGGTCTGAAGCTCGGTGTCGTCCTTCGGCTGGGTGGTGGACGCTGCCGACGTCGAAGTGACCTTTCGAGCCTTCTGAGGCGCGGCGAAGAAATAGGCCTCCTGGATATCCGGGGCGAAGCGCGCTTTCTGCGAGCGGGCATCGGCGAGCCGATCGAGAGCTTCCTTCTGAATATCGGCCATCGGTCAGCGGCTCCCGGTGAGCAGGAGCTTCAAGACAGTGTTCTGGACAGAGTCTGTCGTGCCGGTCGGGTAGCCGGCGAGGATCGGCGCCGACTGCGAGCCGCTGGCCGGCCCGGTGGCGAAGCGGGACAGCTGCGAGGTTTGCCCCTGCACGTCCTTCTGGATCGACGTGAAGTCGTTCTCCTGGTTCCGCTTCTCGACCGCAGCCAGAACCGGGTCTTCCTTCACTTCGACCTTCGGGGCTCTCATATCACCTCTCCGCCTTGTCGGAGCAATTCTCGCAGAAAGCCGTCGGGGCGCACTGCCCTCGACCGGACGCCGAGGATGTGGGCGACCACCGGCACGCACCAGAAGCCAAGCCGCCAGTGCCGACCGGTCTTTCGCTGAAGGTTGATGCGGACGATCTTCGCCCCGTTGGCGGTCCAGACCTTGAAGACGTCATCGGCGTCTTCGTCGGCGACAACGGACAGCCGCATCCAGTCGATGGCCGGATCGCAGAACACCCACGCCCTGGTACCCGGCACCTGCCCGAAGCATGAGACGTGCTTGTAGCGACCGGGGATCAAGCGCACCCATCGCGACGCACAGTTCGGGTGAAAGCAGACGAACCACGTGAACGGGGTTTCGATCGGCAGGACGAGCGCACTGTCACCCATGGCCGGCCACCTTCCGGGATGACTGCGGCGTGGGCGGTGGCCGGCGACAGAGGACGTCAGTCCGGAGAAGTCTCCCAACCCCACGCCGACGCGCGCCGCGGCTGAAGCGGGCAGCCTGACCGCCGGCCGCACGCGAGGGAACGTAGGGCGTCGGCCGGTGCGCCGCGTCGAGGCCGACCATCGCCTTCCCCTCGCCCATGCCTAGGACCATGTACTGAAGCGCGTCCGCCGGGTTCGACCATTGATCCTTGACCGGCTCCAGCTTGTTGAAGTCGTTCTTGCGGTAGTGGTACTTGCCCTGCATGGCCATCTTGATCGTGCGGGCGTTGGCCGTGATGAGGAACTTCGGCTTCCCGTCGACGAGCTGGGTGAGGCAATATTCGACCGCCTCGAGGCGCGTCTTGATGTTGTTGGTCGGCACCGGCGCCGGCTCGATGTTCATGCCGTGCTGGCGGAAGATGTCGTAGGCTGTCCGCTCGTCGGTCTGCGTCTTGTCCTGTCCCTTCGGATCGCCGTGGAAGCGAACCCGGAAGCCCGGATACTTCCGCTCGAGGAGCGCCTTCACCTTCGGTGCAAAAACCGTCGCGCTCTCGTCGCGGCCGATCAGCTCGTCATAGACGATCACCCGACCGTTGACGCTCTGGCCGATGATCGCCGCCGGCTGCCGGCCAAAATCGAGCCCGACATGCAGATCATGGCCGCGCACCGGCTGCAGGATCCGGTTCACGAAATGAATTTCCGGGCGGAATGTCGACCAGACCGGCGAACCTTCGAGGATCACCGTCACCACATTCATAATGCGGCTGTCGATCCAGCTGCGCGTCTTGCCCTTGATCTGATCGAGATAATAGTTCGGCTTCAGCCACTTCACGTTTTCGGCGATAGGGTTGTTCTCATACCCGATGATCGAACCGTCGGCGTCGCGGATGGCGATCAGGCCCGGCGGCTGCATGAAGAAGCCCCACTCGACCGGCCACCGCAGCGCCTCGCGCTCCTCCTCGGGCATGCCGTCCGGATAGGGAACCTGACCGGTCATCATGCCGGTCCAGTGGTCTTCCTCTGGAGCGTTCATGTCGAAGACCACGCCCGACCACGTGCAGCCGCCATCCTTCACGGCTGGATATCGGCCGGCGCGGCTGGTGGCCTCGTCGAACAGGTCTTTCGGGATGTACTGCATCTCGTTGAAGTAGAAGCCGGTGTACTCGCCAGAGCGCAGCTTCTTCACGTCATCCGGCTTGTCGAGCGCCAGGAAGTCGACCTCGATCACCATGTCGTCGAGGCGGATGATGTGCTGGTAGG